AGCCAAGCGCTGACTAAGCGCTTCATTGACGCCTCCGGCTTGCGCATTGTTCCTAAGCCCACGCACGAAGGCGCTTAGGTTTGGAGCCTGCGCAGCCTCGTGCAGCGTCGGCACTGATCCTGGAACGTACTGCGCGTCATCCATGGCATTCGAGCTGGAACCTAGAACGCGCAGGAGTGCGTTATCCGCGTTGCGTTGCGCGCCCTTCTGCGTCAGGGGATTGACCAGCTCGCCAAGCAAGGATGCACCACCGGAGGCAAGTTTCGAAACGCCAGCCCCCGCCAGAGGAAGAGCTGTGCCGGCCACGCCACCAATAGCCGCTTGCCCGGCTTTGGCTGCCGCATAGTCGCCTCCGGACAAATTCGCGTTACCGGAGACCACTGGCTGAAGAAGATTCGTTGCGGCGCCTATAGCGGCACCGCTGAGGGCCGCACGTCCGAGTGTTGCAGGTACGCCGGAAAGCAAGCCCGTGGCCGCATAGGGGAGCGCATGGCCCACAAAGCCCGTGACGCCCTTCTGCGTAGCGGCTTCATACGGAGCATTGGCATTGATGTCGGCTTGCACCGCGGCCTTGTCGGCGTCATTTCCGAACAGCTGTTCGTATCCCTGCCTAACTGCATTGCCTGCATTCACGAACTCGCCGCCCGCACTGATCAGCAGGCGCTTGTACCAAGGCTCGCTGTCGTAGACCTGTTGAGCCACCTCAGCCGCCGATGGCGAAGGGGATGACGATACACTCGACGATAGCGCGGAAAGGGCTTGCGCAACCTGGGGCGAGCTTGGCTTGTATGATGCAGACGAGGATCCGATTGGCGATCCGTTCAATGCAGCCAATGCGCCGGCCACTTGCGGAGAACTCGGCGTGTAAGCGTCCTGGCTCATGCCTTGAGATACCTTTTGGACGTACGCATGGGTTTTGGGCCCCCAATTCGCGGCATCTGTGCCCCCGTGATAGGCGGCCACGGCCTTGTTCACATCACCATATCGCGCAAGGTTTTGCGCCATGAGCTTCGCTGCGCCATCGATGGCTTGTGCTGGGTCTTTTGGATCTACGCCAAGCGCCTTAGCGGTTGATGGAAGTATCTGCATGACGCCTTCGGCCCCGGCGGCAGAGAGAGCATTAGGATTGCCGCCGCTCTCTACGCGGAGCATGGAGCCGAGCAATGCAGGGTCGACGTCGTACTTTCGGCCGGCGGCGTCGAGAAGTCCGGAATAATCAGCCATCACAGCGATCCGAAGGCGCCTATCTGATCCATCTGCTGGATGTGCGTTGTCAGCGCCTTTCGGTCGGCTGGAGAAAGCTTTTGCACGTAGGAGGCTTGCTGACCTGGGTCAAGGCTCATGAAATACATGGCCTCCGGGTCATATGCCTTGTTCCACTGCGTTTCGAACTGTGGAATTTTGGTGTAATCGTTGTTGTTGGCCTGGATGAACTGCTGTTCTGCCGAACTCTTGGCGAGAACGCCAAGTTGCTGCGCCTTCACGTACTGGATCGCCTCCTTGAGGGAATCCGCATTCATGTGCTGGGCATTGGGTTGGCCGCTGAAGAAGGCCGAAACGCGAGCATCGGATCCACTAAAGCCAGCCTGTTCGGCCGCCTTTCCTGCGGCATTAGCTAGGTATTTGTTCAGAGACTGATAGTTTTCGGCATCGCTCTTACCGATGGGTACGCCAAGCGTCGTCAGGACGCCCCCTAGATCAGCGATAGAGGACGATCCCGGTCCCGTTCGCGTCTGATCGACGATCTGTAGCGCTCTGTCGTACCCCTGAATGCTGTTCCTAGCATCACCCGCGGACGATTGCAGCGCATTGAATCGGTCCGCGCCACCTTTGGCCGCAACCTCCGCACCTGCAGCCTGCCCGAGCGATGGGCCGGCCTGAAGTCCTGGTAACGCGCCGTGCGGCCCTCCCGTGACGGCGCCAGGGTAACGCCCCGTATATCCACTACCTCCAACGCTCGGAAGCGAGCCTTGTACTGCTCCTACAAGCTGCGCTCGCGTTGTCACCTTGGGAGCGCCTGTCGTTGGATCAAAGATTGTCACTGGCTGCGATGCCGCGTCAGGAGAGAGTCCGTTCTGAATCGTCCCGATATCACCATAGGGCACTTGGCTGTTGGGATTGGTGTTGATCAGCTCGGTGCGGTTCCCGGCGCCGATCGCCTGAACTGTTGGCATGGAGGCGGCCACGGCATCCTTAGCGTCCATCACGGATAGGGCATGCTGTTTAAGCCAGCCACGCAGGGCGTTCGGATCGGATGGCATGCCGCTTAGATAGGCCGCGGTCTGCTGCGGATCCAGCACGCCAGACTGCACCAAGGACCGCGCCTCGCCTACGACGTCATCCGCGCTCAGGTCGGGCTTTGTTGCCAGCGAGGCCAGTGATCCCCCAAGTTGCTGCAGGCGCTGGTGAGCCAGCTCGTATTGCGACGTATCCAATTGCTGGCGACGCAATTGCTGCTCCGTCAACTGCCCTTGTATCTGGGGAAGGTTGTAGGCCGCAGGCGATCCAGCGAGAAGGGACGTTAGCCGGTTGTAGTCGACTTGGCCGGTCTGGGGATTGGTGGCCTCCTTGAATGCCCGACTTGCTGCGACATTGGCTTGAATCTGCTGCCCAAGCGCACGCTGCTGCAACAGATTGCCGGAAAGCTGAGCGACTTGGCCTACAGACGCCAGCGGATTGATCTGGTTTCGGTTGGCCTGGAGCGGGATGGAGGGATCGATAGCCATCAGGAGTAAGTCCCGTTGCCGTAAAGCCCATAAGTACTTCCGCTGTTTCCGTAGTTGCCAAGAAGGCTACTCAGCAGATAAGCATTGCTTGCCCCATTGATCGCGCCAGTCAGCGCGTTAGCGGAGCCTACAGTCCCCGCGGCCAAGGCATTCGCTCCAGAGGTCGCCAGTTGGCCCGCATTGGAGGCTGCGGTTTGCCCCAGGTTTCCGCTTTGCGATGCGGCGTTCTCGCCAAGGTTCACGAGGTTGTACAGGCGATTGGCCTGGTTGGCGGCCGTGTTGTAGTTGGTGTTGTACGTCGAAAGCGCGTTGTTGTAGCTACTGTTGTAGGCGTTAAGCGCGTTCTGGTATTGCTCGTTGTAGGTGTTGTCCGCCAAGCCGGTCGTGTAGTCGGAGATGCCTTTGAGCTGAGCGCCGGAAAGCCCGAGACCGCGAGCGGAAGCGCTGTTGTTGACTCCGCGCATGCCCTGCTGAAGGGTGAATTGATAGCCTGGCGTCTGATCGAGATTCGATGCATTGAATGTGAAATTGCCTGCGCCATTGGCGTAAGGAAGCCCTGAGGCGCTGAACTGCTTCTTCCCTGATAGATAGGGATTGGAATTCAGATAATTGGTATATTTGCCCAACTCGCTCTTGCCCGCATTCATATAGGGCATGAGGTCGTTACGCGTTTGGTTGTACTGCTGCCATGTCAGGTCGGATGCGTTGTTGGCAGCGTTGGCCTGAGTCTTGGCCGCGGACTTGCTGGCCTTTGAGCTGATTAGGCCGCCAACGATGGCTGATCCCCCAACTATTGCTCCGGTTGGCATCTCTGCACCTCGTAATCAGAGCCGTCAGCATTCAGCTGAATGCGAACGCCATCAAATGTGACCGCGCGACCATCCGAGCTTGGAATAAGGTTCCGGTAGCCTGCAGACGCGGCCCACCGGTTATAGAAATAGGCGCCTTTCCAGAAGTGCCCGCTTGTCGAGCAAGTTACCAGATATCCGGCAAAGCGATCATGAATTGGATCATCACAATGATCCTTTTCAACGCCAGCAGACACGAGGCGATCGTGAAACATTTCGCCGGCATCCTGCATGTCTTTGCTTGACGCTATCCATCTTGAGCAATCCATGGACAAGTGATCCATGTCGCACAGTTCGCTTTCCCCGATGCGCCATAGGCTCTTCAGCCTATAGTCGTAGGTAAAGCCGCTATCAAGCGCCAGCCGTGTCGCCAGGGGAAGTGTTTCGGGGACGCGTGTTGTGATGAGCGTGCAATCCGTTCGTGTGAATAGGAAATGGCTGACTTGTGCGCTGTATTCCCTAACTCTGCGCCCCCCTTTGCGGAAGAGCGTATGAGCCTCATACAACCCGTCATCGTCCAACTGCACAAGGAAAAATCCACCTTCCGGCCATTCGAACCCCATGCACCGATCCCACACGGGAGCAAGGTCAATCACGCCCTGACCATACTGCGCGATGGCCTTGTGAATGCGTGGATGATTGGCGAGTTCATTGAAGAACTCGGGCCCCTTCGATAGCCGGAAGGTGTAGTCCATCAGGAGGCCGCCAGGATGCCGGCGCTACGAAGAGCCGCCAAGAGTCCGTTGAAGTCGGTCTCCGATGGCGCGGCAGTCAAGTCAGCAATGGCCGCTTGCTGGGTCACGCCGCCCCTGACCGACGCTGTCGGGGTAGCCAGAGTCACTGCCAGCGAAAGGTTGGCCGATCCATTGAAAGTGCCGGATGCCGTCGCGCCGCCCGTCAAGGCAATCGTTCTTGCCGTTGCCAGCTGGGTGGCGGTGCCCGCATTTCCGGATACCGACGTCTGCGCTGGATGGACGTGATCGCCACGGCTGAAAGTCGCAGCAGTGCCGGCTGATCCAGTTCCGGCAACAAGCGGTGTTGCGGTCGAGGCCTCGGGAATCGCGGTATTGCCCGCGAGTGCGGTGGTCGATGTAGTGCCAATTTCAGGCGGAAAGGTCGAAGGCTTGTCCTGTACATCATCCCAGGACACGTCGCCGGTCGCCGCGGACGCCGCGGCGTCGATGATATCGCCCACCTTGATGGTGGTGGACGATCCCTGGCTTACATACAACTGATCGTTGCGATCCATGATGATCTCCTTTACTCAGGTACGTTTTCGGAGCCGCTGATCGTCAGCGATAAGCCATCGCCATCCGCATATAGCTGCGCACCGGGCTCAAGTTTGTGATTGACCAGCTCGGAAAGGGAGAGGACGCCTCCTGCGGGAACGGATCGCGAAGCGATACGGTAGCCATTCCCTTGCGCCTCTCCGCTGGGCACGAGGTATACATTTACTGCGATGGCTGCAGCAGTTGAGTTGTTGACCGATGCGGCCTGAATGGTGGCGTAGGTGAGAGCGGGCGCCGTATAGACAGACGCAGCCGCGCCAGTCAGGGGCACGCCCTTGACCAGTTCTTTCCAAGTGATCATGGTGATTCCTCAGAGTGAGTCGAGCTTTGCTTTGTCTGCAGCGCTCATGAAGCCATTGCTCGTGGGTGTCGCAACGGCATGCAGGTCGGGATCGTCATGAAATCCATGCGATGGCGTCATGCCAGGGTCGGAAGGGTGGCGAGTTGAAGTGGCTGATTCATTCATCGCAGACAGTGATACGGGCGCGCTGGTAGGAATAATCCCCATATCCTGTATGACCCTTTGGACTACTAAGGGAATATTTTGGATCTGACTTTCAAGCGCACCTAATCGGCGCCCAATGTCATCGGCCGAAGGAACATCACCGTTAGTGTCTGCCGTATTGATCAGATTAGTTATCTGCGTCACCAACTGATCAGCATCAACGCCTTTTGCACTTCCCGTGCGGAAATAAAGCTGTAGCAGAAAACGCAGCCAAACCTCGTTTACCGCGCCATTTGTCGACAGAAAAGGGGTCGACCGTGTTGGTATGTGGGCGGAGACGTCCATCACTCGTTCGCCTTCTGCATCTTGACATACACACCATTCAATGCCGTCTTGGTCGGCGACGACCAACTAAGCTCAAACACTCGATCGCGGGCATAGCCAAGACGCTGAAACTGCACGCTTCGTAGGTAATCTCCGCGCTTTCCGATGCCGCCCATGACGGGATCACTCCATGAGTAACCCTTGGTGTCGGAATAGCGAAGGCGCACCTTAGGATCGTCGAACGTCCCAGGAATCCCGTCGCCTACCTCCATATCGGCAATCAGCTCTCGGTACATCACGCGATCACTTTCCGCAACCAAATGAGGAAATGACCGTACGCGTAGAATGGGATTCCCGTTGTCAGTGTAGGCTGTCGGATCAAGTTTGTAGATGTTTCCCGACTGGTAATCGCCTATGAGATTCATGCCATTCCAGAAGGCGTAACAATTGGCGAAGTGTCGATGAAGGACGCCGTCCTCGGTCATGACGGCCCATTCATGCCACTGTCCACTGGCCAGGTCGTATACCCAAGTGGCATCGGCAGCAGGGAACGTGAGGACATAGAACGTATGCCCTCCCATCTGGTAAGTGAATCCGATGGCATCATCGATGCGCGAGTATTGCTGCAGCGCATACTCAAGCGCGTGCGTGGAGATGCGAACGGCCTGGTACTGCAGGCCTCGCACCACGATGGCGTGCCCTTGGGGATCGCGCGACAGCCAAAACAGCGAGATATCCGCCTGGGCCATCGAATACACGGCCGCAATGCCGTGCTGGATGAATACCCCCGGCATGCGCGAGAACGTGAAATCCGTGTCGCCCGTGTTGAACCAGACCTCCGTTGTGTCGGTGCCGAATAGCCATATCTCCCGATGGACGACGCCGCAGCATTGGAGCTTATCGGGGTAGCCGTTCTTGGCGGTGAAATCCAGACTATTGAAAGTGGTTGACGCAAGCTCCGATATGTACATCTCAGCCTGCGCATCGTAGGTCAGTACGAAGTAGCCATCCAGAATGGCAATCTGCTTTGAGCCGTAGAAGGAATCCTGGGTAATGGCGTCCCACTGATTGGTTGCCAGATCAATGGTGAAACCTTGCGTGGTACCGTCGACAACGAGGACATCGGTGCCATTGTCTTGCATCTTTACGGGGCCGCTTCCGCTTGCGATGTCACCTATCTTGGAAGCCGTTCCGTCATCCGCAACTTGGTATACGGCCGACGCTGAGGCGGCGTAGAGATTGCCATTCGTCGCGGCATACAGTCCGCGCACAGGACCTTCCGGCAAGGTCGCAAAGATTACGCTTCCTGGCGTCGGGTAATGCGTTGTCGGGAACGGCGAATCTTTTGGGTTGATCTCCGGATACAGATTGACGCAGCGCTGCGCGGATGCGATCAGGCTGCGCGCCTGGTAGGCGCCTGTGGTCAGGGCTACCTTCATCGCATCGAGTCACTGTAGGGGTTGTAGTGGCCGCGGCGCAGAAGGTCATTTGGCATCTTCGACAGCGGAATCTGCGCATTCGCCGCCTCGATAATGTTGATCGAGACGCGCGCCAAGCCCTGAACCACCGGATTCACGGGGAGACCGTACATGGGGTAAAGGCGCATGGTCAGCGCATACATGATCGCCTCCTGGTATTCCGGAGGTAGGTCGATATCGGTGTAGGGATCGTCGAACTTCACCAACTGATCCATCACCGAAATATGGATCTCGTAGATCCCATCAGGGATGGGCCAGACGTACAGGTTCCCAGCCGGATAGGCAGAATCATAGAACGCATACTGCGGGAACGATGCCAGCTCCTTGATGCCGATGCGGTCGTAGTCCTCGCGCGCCTCAATGATCTCTAGCGGGTAATCGACTTGGAACGGAGCCTGCGTCAGGATCTGGCGGAAGAAGCAGCTCTCAATGCGTGATGGGCGAACATCAATCACTCCGCCGGGACCAAGAGCATACGATTGCGAACCATCGGCCTGCCATGAGTAATGGACAAGGTGCGGGATCAGATAGCGACGTCGTTGCCACTGCGCAAGCATCATGTTCAGCAGCGCAAAGGCGTCGTTCAGATCCTCCGCGCTCGCCGTCTGGCCAACGCCAAGCACATTGGCCTGCTTGAGCGCAAGGTTGATCAGATCGACAGCCGTCGTCATTGCAGCAGACTCCTAAGCTTCTTGACGCCCCAGCGCTTGTCGATATCGATGCCTCTCGCTTGGCATTCTGCGATCAAATCGGCGCGCTCATCGCTGAATTCTTCCGTGGGCATCTCTTCAGGCCCGTTAACGATGCGTCCATTCACCCACTTGGGGTATTCCTGATACGTATAGGGCGGGAAGGAGAATCGTGAGTAGTCCATGCAAGAAGGGGCCGGTTACCCGGCCCCTCTCCGTCTTACAGAATGTCCGCCACGGCAACCGCCCACTCGGGGCGAGGCGCCACATAGCCGTACAGAATGTCCAAACGCGTAATCCAGTCGTCCGACATGACGTTGTAGTCGGTGATCATGCGCAGGCTGATGCCGCTGTACGACTCGCGCGCCGCTTCGTGCACGCCCTTCGGCAAGTCAAGGTCAGCAGTAGCCAGGGTGAAGGCGTCCGGGTAATACGCCAGGTTCTTCCGGTAGCTAAGCCCTTGGCCACCCACCAGGGTGATCGCTGCACCATTGGCCGGCGATGCGGTCACGGTCTGGTACTGCACCGGCACATTGCCCGCACCTGCCGGGATCAGCGCCGGATAGATCGGGATCGAAGTCGAGCCAGCGGCCACATTGGCGGTCACCACGAACTGAGCCAGAACGCCAGTATTCTGTTTGGTGACACGGTTGACCGCATACACGCCGTCGAAGGTGATGACGTCGCCCTTGACCAAGGTGCCAACGGTCGCCGATACCGTGACGCTGGTGCCAGTCTGGCTCGCGCCGTCGACAGTCGCGGTCCCATCGAATGTACCGTTAGTGTGCTTGATGATCGTCTGGTCATACGACCAATCGAAGCCTAGGGTGTCCTGAGACATCTCACCACTGGCATACTGCTCACTGACCTTGCGCTGCGGATTGAACAGCCCAGCCAGTCCCGCCACGGTGCGAGCCTGGGTGATCGGATCCAGCATCACCTGGCGGTCATTGGTGGGAGCCGAAAGGTTGGTCAGTACGGCGCCCGCATTCAGCCAGGTTTCCGCCACCGGCTTGCTGAGTGTATCGCCGTCGAAGTTGCCAACGAGGTTAGGCACACTCTCGGCCAGGCCCATCACATCCGCCGCCACAGAGCCTGCGAGATTGTTCACGGCCGGCCTCAGGATACGGGCGCTGAAGTCGTCCAGGCTCAGCGCGCGATCCACCGAACTAAAGGACAGGTCGACGCCCTTCTGGGTCGCTACGGTGAGCGACGTGCTCTGCTCGTTGGTGTCCTGCGGAACCGCCGTCTTACCGGTGCGGACGGTGTAGTCGTTCGGCAGGCGGATACGCAGGGTGTCGCCAATTTTCGCACCAGTCTTGGCGAACTGGCTATCGTACTGGCGATTGATGTTGCGGAGGAACGCATTGGAGTTGACGAAAAGCCGCAGGGCTTCTCGGGTGATCATGTCGATAGTAAGCAGGCTGTTAGCCATGGCAATTAGCTCCGAGATTGGTTAGCTCGCCACTTCACCCACTCGTCCATCGATAGCTTCGACGGATCCACATCGGATCGCGCCGGGCCATCAACGGGCGAAATGGGCGCGGGGGCGGACGAGACAGGCTTGGAGGGCTTCGCTGCTTTTGCGCTCAGGCGCTCAAGCTCGCGGCCCTGCTGGAACGCAGGGAGCGAGAGAATTCGATAGGCCTCATTCAGGTCTTTCGACAGCGTGTAAAGCAGCTTGTGGGAGTCGGGCTGATCGACGACGGCATGCAGAAATTCCTGAGGGAGGCCGCCCAACTGCTGGAAGGCAGCGAGCGATGCATCGAAATCCTGGAATTCCTTCTTGCCCTCTTGATAAACACGATTGCAGGCATCGTTGAATCGCACCTCGGAAAGGCGCTGATTCACCAACTGGTCGATGTCCTGCGGCGCGGAAGATCGATCGCCTTCGTCGCCCTTCAGGTGATCAGCAATGAGCTTCTGCGCCTCCTCAAGCTGCCGACGCGCCTCGTACTTCTCTCGCGTCAGCTGGTCGATGCGCTTCTGGAACCACGCGGGCGGCTCATGGCCCTTGTCGTCCGTCTGCGCTTCGTCAGTTCCTGCGGTTTCCTCGGCGACCGGTTCCGAGGGATTCGAGTCGGTCATCTGCTCCTGTTCGCCGCTTTCGTCGGGCTGCACCGGGATCGCGCTTTCCTGATCTTCAGTCATGGCTCGCACCAAGTTTTGGCATGGGCAACCGGCCCAAGACGGGCAACAAAAAAGCCGCCCGGAGGCGGCTTGGTCATTGCAAGGGTTGGCGGTGTTACTGCATGGCTTGCGTTGGCATGCCCTGCATGGCTTCGGAAACGAGTTGTCGCACCAATGATTCCAGTTGCGCAGGATCGAACGCGGGACCAAGGACCTTCATGCGATCCGTCTCGGCACGGTATTCGTCGAGCGCTCCATCCGACTGATCCTTTGCGGCGCGGAGCGCGTAATCCTGCTGCTTGTCGTGCAATGCTTTCTGCATTGCCGCCATTTGCTGCTGCATCTGTTGGATCTGTTGCTGTGCTTGCATGACCTCTGGAGGCGGCCCGTCCTGCTTGAGCTGCGCAGGCACCATGCGCGAGAGTCGTTCCGCGATCTCATCAGCCATTGGGAAATCGGCCGCTTTGAACAGAAGGTCGCCCACGATTTTCAACGCTTCTGGCTGCTGGGCAATGATCTGGCTGATCGACTGGAAGGCCGCTTGGCGTTGCGTCTGATAAGACGGTCCCGTATCGGAGACGACGTCGTACAGCCCAAGCGACGGGTTGAAGATCTTCTGGACCTTCCCGGCTTCTACTTGCCTTTCCTGGTACGACTGCTGCGCATTCGGATCGAGCTGCACCTGATCCTCTGATCCATCCTGGCCGAGAATGCGCAACACGCGCGGCGTGTCGTATACCTTGGGTATCAGGTCGATCAGGATCTTTCCGGTAAACCGAATGGCCCGCGAGAGGTTGTCGATGTAGTGATACGTCGCTCTATCCCCACGGCGCTGCTGCGCCTGAAGCGCCACGCCCGACTGGTCCTGCGGGTTCGCGCCAAGTGAGGGGTCGTACTGGCCCGATACCATCCGCATTTCTTCCGCGGCATTCTGCATGCCGTTGAGGTAGCCCTGAGCCATGATGGGCGGCTGCTGGCGTACCGGGCGCTCAATGGGCTGGCCATTTTCGTCCAGCGCATTGTAGGGCAGGTACGAATAGTTCTCCTGGTTGGCCGTCTCCCAATATTTCTCGAATCCCTCAATGGCCTCGATGGGTGCGATGTACGGCTGCTTTCCCTGCAGCGCAACGAATTCCACCGCCGAGCTAGACCAGTAGTTGTACATGCGCTGAGGATCTTTCAGGGCGCGTACGTGCCCCTTGCGGTCAAGCTTGCCCTCAATAATGGTTTCTTCGCCAACCACGCGGACAATCGGGATGTATTTCCCGGGCCAGTCCCTGTCCTCGAGCACTTCGCTGCCCGCGATCAGATACCAGCGCACCTTGACCGTGTCGATAGGCCGCGACTGGATCGATCGATCCGCTTTGACTATCTCGCGCATCTCGTCTGACATCTGCGACGCGCGCTGCATCTGATAACTTCCGTCGGGCATCGGCAGAACGTACAGCTTGTCTTTCGTCACCTCGCGCCGGTAGTACTCGCAGACGCGGACATTGTCCTTGCTGAGCCAGTCATCACCATCTCCCAGGGGAGATGTGGCGAGCAAATCCTCATGGTCGGGATACTTGAGCTTGAATTCGTCATGGCTCATGTCCGTGAACACGAAACCATACCGAGCGTCGGATCCATCGGCTTCCTTGATGTCCGGATCCAGGATCACGCAGAGCGCGTCCTTTATGCGCCGGATGAAGATTTCCTGGTCGAAGCTCTCGTCATTCGCGTAGTCCGTCACTACGCGCCAGTAGCCGATGCCGCCCGATACCTGATGCTCGGTAGCCGTGTCGTACGCCACCTGGGCATTCGAGTTGTACTCGATGTGGCGGATGCACCCCTCCAATATCTCGGCAGTCTCGTACGTAGCCTCCGAGCTAACAGGGTGAATCGTGACGCTTGGCTTGTTTTCCTTGGCGTCGTTCACGATCTGCAGTACATGCTGGCGCGTCTTGTTGATGGTCAAGCAGGGTCTCGAATCGAAATCCCGTGACTTTCTCAACGCGTCCGGCCACTGCCACCCGTTGTCGCTGTCGGCGTTGGCGAACTTGAGGTCATCGACGAAGAGACGTCGGAAATCAGCCTCGTAGTCGCGCGCGCGCTTAAACCGCTTCTTGGCCTCCGTGACGATCTTGTCCTGCTTGTCGCGTCTCATCGTCCCATCCAGC